TACAAGAAGTGATTTTGATGATGAGACACATGAAGATCCATATGTTAATAACAGTATATCTTCAGTTGATTTATGGGAATCATGGCTAGAAAAGAACAATGCCATAGAAACCTCTCACAAAGATGGTGAAAAAAAGCATGAATGGGATGGTAAGTTCAGCAGTTCCACTATCAGAGATGATGCAAAGGATGAAAAGGCACAAAGTGAGGAAGAATCACTAGAGGAATTGACTGACGGCAAGTTGGAAGAGATAGAGAAACTAAAGAGTTGGGAAGCATGGTTGGAAAAAGGTAGATGGGATGAACCTAAAAGTACTGCTACTGACACTCATTTAAAAGAAGAATCAGGAAGAGATACAAGAGTTGAAGTCAACGAGTTAAATGCAGAAATTGGACAAGAAGCAACAAACGAAAGATTGGATGAAGCTGGACGAACAGGCATGTTTAAACCAACAGATACTCCAAATTTTACTTCAAAAAAACCAAAATATGTTAAAGGTGTGGAACAAACAGGTGATGATATATCTCAATCTAAAGAACATCTTAACATAGACATAGCACATGCAGCCAAATCATGGACAATTTGGCTAGAAAAGATGCAGGGAGCAGGAGATGCACGCTTTGGCAACCAACATTTGACTGGATTAGACCAAGAACCAGTAAACAATGAAGAGGATGAAGCAAACATTTTGCCTGAAAAAGAGGAAAAAACTGACGATAAAAGAGAAAAACATGAAGAAACTGATGATAAACCTTATAAAGGATTAAAGGCTGAGAAGAAGTAACATGGAAGACTTGAACAAAATAACTTCAACTAGAGTCGGAGATAACATTCATTTCTTTGTAAACGGTGCAGAAGATAGCGGCACAGTAGTCAAAATGAACACCAGTTTTGTTACCGTTGTAAAAGATGACGGTATATTACAAGATATTCACATTAACGATACGTTCTTCATTAAAGATATACTAGTAAACAAGACTTGGAATGATATGTCTATGGAAGAAAGAACTGTTGCATTACACGAAATTCACGCCTACAGTCCTAGATTCCTAGCAAAATCATGGCAAGAATTGCCACGAGAACTCAAAGAAGTGTTGGAAAATACAGCAAAAAGTGATGATGATTATTCTTCACACACTTGGTCAGAAGGATATAAAGATGGTAAAGATGCAGGGAAAAAACAAAGAAATACACAAATGGAAGCAACTGCACCACAAATCACAAACACTCTTGCTCATAACGTATTAAATAACATGAAATATAGAGATGATAAAGATAAAAGAAAATTGGATGGACTTAAAAAATCTAACGTAGAAGATTCACATCTTGGAAGTGCTGGTAGAGCCAGTCATGTAATTGAAACAAACATGGACATTGATGCTACAGAAGACTATGAAGGACAAACAGAAGATGAAAAGAAAGAACAATTTAAACATGAAGAAAAAAAACCTGAAACTACTGATAAATCAATGCAAGAACAAATATGGGAAGAATGGTTAGATAAAGGTGATATGGGTGGAGATAGTGCTCCAGCACAAACAAGTATGGTAACTGGAACAACTGGTGTTTATAATGCAAGATACGGTTCAGATGGTAGAATAATAGGACAAGGTAAAGATAAAGACGAAGAAGATAAAGACGATAAAAAAGAAGAGAAGAAAGGATAATGGTAGTCGGTAAACCAGACTTTGAACTAAACAGTTTTGGAATTCAGTACAAGGAAAAGAAAGTAAGTTACACTAATAAAAAAGCTGGTATAAACGTTTTAAGTAATAATCAAACTGATCTTGAACATGCAGCAGAAAATAAAGTAATGAATACAGCAACTGATAAAGATAAACCAAAAGCATTTAAACCATTATCATCAAGTACATCTCCAGTTGAACAAGCCGAAGGTAAAAAATTTGAAAATAAAGATCCACAAAAACCAACAAGTACAACACCATCATCAATAACTCCTAAAGATGGAGTGTTTGATAATGTTCCTCAGACTAAAGAAGATATGATTACACAGGAAGGTGGAAGCAGTCATAAAAAGAAAGAACCAGCAATGCCTAGAACCAAATTACATGGTAGAGCACATCAAGATGCAAAAGCAACATTACGTGAAAGTAAACAAAATCCTGTATTGCCTAAAAATGCTGCAAATGAAATTATATTAAAAATGAATATTCTAAAGTTAGACTTGATGAAAACAGGATCACCAAACGATACTGAAACTGCTGATTCAGATGGTGTAGGAACTGTATCAGATAAAAATAGTGGTTCAAAGAATGTCAAAGGTTTTTCACAAGGTGCTGCTCATCAAAAACAAATGAATCATCTGCGAGATGAGGAATTTCCAAAAGGTTCAGGAAAATTTCCATCAATGGAGCACTCCAAACTTGGTGATATTACACTTAGAAAAGCTGATGAAACAATCTTCAAGGCAATATCACTAAAGTTAGACTTGGTAAAAGCATTAGCTAGTAATGCAGGTTCTACTCTAGTAGCAGCAGGTACAAAAAAAGGTAAACCAAATCATATTAATGATAAAGGAGAACGTACACAAGACGGTCAACATACTGTTAGAGGTAAGGGTGTAGGTACACCAGAACAAGTTACAATTGATGGTGTAAAAACTACACAGCCAAGAACGGTAGCAGTAAAACCAAAAGGCAATGAGAAAACTTCATTAGCAGGAGATATGCATATGTCTGACGGACTTACCAATGCTTCAACTGGTGAAATAAAAGAGTCATTTAACATGATTACTGAGAGTCCAAAATGGAAAGAAGAAATTAACAGAGATGCACCACTAACGGAAAAAGAAGGAACTGAAAAGTTTGATAATGCTGATCCAAAAACTCAAGCAATACGTGCCAGAATTGCAGCAAGAGCAGCAAGAAAAAAGAAATCTATTGATGAAATTAATTCCATGACTGATGGTATGAAAGAATTATTGAAAAGAGATGGAGTAAAAATAGGTATGGGTGAAAAAGATACACGACAAGCACAAGATAGATTTAATGAAGATCATCTTTCTGATTTTCCAGAAATGAAAGGTACAAAAGAAGGTAAAGAAGTTGAAAGACATATGAATGACCATGTGTCACCTGTCTAACAACCCTTAAATAATACCCATATAAGTTTTTAATGTGGTAAGACGAGATAATGATCATTATTGTGTAGAATGTAATGCTGTGCTCCCATGGAGATATAAAGGACGACAAAGAATTTATTGTAGTAACACCTGTAGAAATGAATATACAAAAAAAAAGAAAGAATCTACATAGACGGTGGAACTCATAAGAGTCGCATATGCCTAGTTGATGGTGATAAGACTATAGTAAAGACTAGGGGTAATGACAGTATTGTGTATACAAACAATGAACTGGAATACCTTGCACTCAAGTATGGTTTGGAATACATTAATAACAATTATCCCAGAAAACAAATTACAGTATACAGTGACTCCATGCTTGTTGTGAATCAAATCAATGGTAAATGGAGGGTTACAACACCAACATTGTTACCATTATACTCTAAATGTATTAAGTTACTCAGACCAAACGTGACTGTAAAATGGACTAAAAGAGATTTAAATAAAGCAGGATGGGTATTAGAGAAGTTATTAAAATCTAAGTCCTAGTAGGATAAGTTGTGTTGGATTTATTACCAGCCTCATTGTTTCCATTAAAATGATTTAACATTTTAGCAAACAACACTGCATCACTCTCATACAAATCACCAGTTCTTGTTTTTTTAACAAACTTTGCAAATTTTCTAAACAATTCTTTGTCTTCCCAAGTAACACATATAGTAGTATGAGAATTACCAATCTTTCTTCTTGCCATATTGAATCATATATACATAAATATATAAACTTTTAGATAGGATATGTTTCTTTAGCCTTCTTTACAGGAATAAATGGTATGGTTATTGGCAACCAAATCATTCCCCATCTTATCCAGATCTTGATAGTCTTTTTGCTTCCATACCAGTTGTCATGGACTATAACTGTTGCAGCGGCAGCCCTAGTGTTTGCCCTTCCCTCTGGGGAATCATATATCCTAGTAATATGAGAAGTGCCAACGGCATCCTGATAGATAGCGTGCAACAACTCATGTCCGAGTGGCATTACATTCTGTCTGATAATAAACGGATTCTTGACGTCATTGACAAACATGTAGATTATTTTCACTCCTGTGACTCCCCATGCTATTCCGTCACTGGTTTCAATGTTTAGATGCTTATAATATACCTTAAAATCTTCTTGGTCGGTTACAGGTATTATGTTAAGTTCCCAGTTGTCCTCAAAGTTCTTCCATGCCTTGTACCCAGAATTACTGGTTCCGTCATGACCGTTTATCATAATGATACGCTGTATAATGTCATTGTATTTTTTCTCATCTATGTTCTTGGTAAAATAATGTATCATGATTAGCCATATTATTAACAACATATAAATATTGTCAATATATGATTAATTGTATGGGTACACAAATAAAAGGCAAATTTGCAGGTCAGTGTAAAATATGTGGAAGTGACTGGAGAGTAGGCGACAACATATATTACCAAAAAGAACCTAAAGCAATTTGTTCTGACAAGGAATGTTTTGAGGAACAAGGTGGAACATTCACACCTTATAAACAACAAGGTACGCTAACAGGTGGTACTGGTGGGTGGGGAAAAACTCCAATAATAACAAAACTACCTGATGTAGAAGTCAGTGATGATGTTAAGAAGATAACAGAGTATTGGGATCAATTCTTTGTAGTAGCACATCACAAGACAAAGTCTATTTATCCACAAGAAGATGTTAATGGCGATAGGTTCGGTCAAATCAGGTCAAAAATGATGGATCAATTTATGGGATTAACAAACATGTTAAATAAATAGATTTATATAATCCTTCCTTTTTTACTAAACTATGAACGTAAGCGAAGTTCTCGACATCAAAGGTTCTCATGAGAATTCTAAAAAACTTGTTGCTGGTGATAAAATTACCATCCAAGGTTTTAAGATTAAGAACGTTGATGAAGTAGGTGCTGAAGTTGTTGAAATTTCAACCACAGAAGGACTGCGACATTCATTCGGTAAAACTGTTATTGGTCAAGCCAAAAGCGATTACTGGAAAGATGTTGTAGAAAAATGTGTTGACAAGGATGCAGCAGACGGCTTGGATGCCTATGTAGTTGAAAGGGAAGCTGAGAAGACAGGCAGAATGATGCTATGTCTTAGCATGTTTCCACCAAAAAACTAATAAATAACTCCTACCTTTTTATTTTTATTATGGATATAGACAAGCAACATGCCGAAGATTGGTCTAATGTAAAGAAATACAACGAGGACATGCTTAACGTAACAGGTGATCATCAATATCAGGTAAGAATTGATGCATGTGATAGGCTTTTAGCAACAATTAAATAAACTAAAGTGTCACTACAATACGTGAAAACATGTAAAAGATGCAGTAAAAGAGACCTTGAATGGAACAAGCCATGGTTTGAATACAGTGGCAGATGGCAGTTAAACAATCATAAGAACAGTGATGGGGAATGGTGTGTCAACAATGTTAAAAAACAAAAGGAGAATAAACTTACAAAGAAAGACTTTACAATATGTCCATTATGCAGCGAGTCAGATTTTGGATACTGTTTGAATACCGAGTATGAAGAACACAAAAGATTACATCATCCAAATGGCGAGACTAGAACAAATGAGTATTTTCAATGTTGATATATAACTTTATATTGAGGTAATTATATCACTAAGTAACATGTTTTCAAAGAAAGTTACTATTAATCTTGAAAAGAAAGATGACATAATACACTTAGAACCGATAAGCGATATTCATATCGGTCATGTTGGTTTTGATGAAGACTTGTATAAAAAAAGAGTAAAGGCAATATGCAGAGACAAAAACAGATACACGTTCTTTGGTGGAGATGCACTGGATGCAATTACAACTTACGATAAAAGATTTAATCCTGACATGAGTTTGGAACACGACATAGACAATCAAAGACAGAGATGGCAGGACATGACACAACCATTGATTGACATTCATACAAAGTCCAAAAATGAAAAGATATGGGGTTTCTTTCACGGCAATCACGATTACAAGATACCACAAATTACCAGATCATACTTGGAAAATACCATGTGTACTCCCAATGACTTGACGTTCATGGGAAGCCGTGGAGTTATAGGACTTGAGATTAGACATAATAAAAAGATATTATCACAATGGTCTATACTGTTCATACATGGAAGCGGTGGTGGAAAGCCAGAAAGAATGATGGAGCAGATGAAACATAATGCATACTATGACGTATTCCTTTGCGGACACCTGCATCAAAAGAGATATCAACCAGAACTGGTATACGACTTTGACTGGAAGAGTGGTAAGACTTGGGAAAGAGACATACACCTAGGCAATACAGGCACGTTTTGTAAGACTTTGATAGAAAACACAGATGGATATATGGACAGAAAGAACGAGGTTATAGGATCACAGATAGGTACGATGACGTTATCATTTAATGCAGAGGAGGGAACTATAAGTGGTCATATCTAAACCAATCAGAAAAAATAAGAGAAATCTGACAAGTATTGTGGATATAGAAAGGTCTAGAAGGGTGTCGACTCATGATAGAATTATAAATGTTTTAAAGGAGTATAAAAAGGGACTGCCTCTGACTGAGATACAGTACGAAGGAAAGATCAACAGTATGGGCAACTTACATCATACAATAAAATTCATGGTCAGGGCAGGAGAGGTAAACAAAGAGAAATGTCCTCATTGCAGCAGTACAGAACTATATAAACTGAACATATAACTCTTGTATAATTAGACAAGTTTATATTTACAAAGAACCAAACATCCATATGTTTATCAATATTTGTTGGACAAAAGACGGTGAAACTAAAAAAACACTTATGGCTATAGAAAAAGCAACTCATATGGTTCAAGAACTAGAAAATAAAGGCATTAAAACTTGGTTTGAAGCAGAAAAAATTACTGCTTAAATACAAACCTACTCAATACTAATTTTTTTAATATTCTCATCTCTCTCTCCAAATATAGTTACATAATTAATTAACATTTTTGTGCCTAGGATTTTCTTTTTTACAACTTTTTTCGTGACTAGATAGTTAATTAATTAATTAACTTTATTTTTCTTGTACTACACTCTCTCTAAAATATAATTTATTAGATACACATATATATCCTCAAGTTAATTAACTTTCATGCAGTTTAAGAAAACCACTACAATATCAATAAGTCCAAGCATTGTACCAATATTTGAATCNTTTGANACTCTTAGACCAAAAAATACTTCATTCAGTCTCTTCTTGGCAATGGCAGTAGAAGAGTATGTNAAATCTTACAAGAAAATAACCAATTCAAAATATCCTAGAATTATGGACAGAATGGATTTATGGCATGATTGTATCAAGGACTTGACAAATGATGACTTGGTCAAAATTAACAAAAAAGTATCTCAGTTACAAAACAAATTAAGAATGGAGTTAGAGAGTAGGGTATGACTGATTATGATAAAACAGTAGAGTATACTGACTCAGCAAAAGTAGACCGTGTAGTTAAAGCATTAATAGATAATAGATATACAGATGTTATAGACAGTCTTAGACCAAACAGTACCATATCAATAAACCCATCACAAGAAGGATTTATAGATATTTATCTACAGTATCCAAATGACTTTATTGAAGTACTGCGTAACGCTATTTTTCGTGTAAAGGCACAGAAAGACGGTGACTTTGAATTAATCAAATCCTCATTTACTGATATTAAAATAAATCTTCTCGGTGAATTGCTTATGAACATGCATGATATCAACACCAAGCATGAAAATACTACAGTTACATTTGAGTGTCAGGTATTGGCAACAGATTCTCCAAAATCCTATATCAAAGAAGCTAAATTTGATTGTGTTTTATGTGGAAATAAAGATGAATCCAAGTGCAATATTGATAGAGTTATAGTTCCTCCAATATGCTCTAATCCAGCATGTAAAAAGGCAAAAATGATGATACGAACCAGTGAGATGATTACAGATGACATACAGACCATACTCATGCAGGAGCCAATGGACAAGAGTAAAAAGAGTTCACCTGTAATATTTACAGGNAAACTGGTAGGTAAATTGGTCAGAACATCATATGTTGGACAGAATAAACTCATCACAGGCTTGTTCAGAACTGCCGTTGACTTTAAGAAAAACGAGCATGAGGTGTTTATAGACGTAATGTCAGTACAGGATATGGATGAAAACAAGCCAACACTGCCTGAAGAGACTGAAATTAAGCAGCTTACCGTTGACTCAAAACAGGACGGATTCATAGACAAGATAATAAATTCATTTGCACCAGCAATATTTGGCTATAATGACATCAAGTTAAGCATATTGTTACAGTTAGCAGGTGGAGTTAAGACTCAAAAGAGGGGGGATATCAACCTGTTTTTAATAGGAGATCCAAGTATGGCAAAGTCAGAACTGTTAAAATTTGCAAGCAAACTTGTTACAAAGTCAATATACACAAGTGGTAGAGGTTCATCAGCAGCAGGACTTACGATAGGTATTGTAAAGATGTCAGATGGAAGAAGTATTGCACAGGCAGGAGTACTGCCAATGTGTGATGGCGGTCTAGCATGCATAGACGAGTTTGACAAGATGGGTGAACAGGACAGAAGTGCAATGCATGAGGCTATGGAACAGCAGACAGTAAGCATAGCAAAGGCAGGAATAGCAATGACACTACCAAGTCGTACAAGCGTACTTGCAGCAGCCAATCCAAAATGGGGTATGTATGACAGTGACAACTCTCTAAGAGATAACATCAACGTGCCAGCACCATTGTTGAGTAGGTTTGACTTGATATGGTTAATTCAGGACAAGGTAAACATGACAAGTGACAGACTTAAGGCAAATCATATCTTGGAATCATTTGAAATGTCTATGGGTGACCGTTGTTATTTAAAAGAGGATGACTTGGCTAAGTATATCAACTATGCAAGAACCTTCAGTCCAAAACTCAACGAGGAAGCAAAGAAGTTACTTTTGGATATCTATGAAAAGATGAGAAATGTCAGTGCAAAGAGTGACATTCCAATAGGTACAAGACAGTTGGAGGCAATAGTAAGACTTAGTATGGCATATGCAAAACTACATTTTAAAAATGAAGTTGAAAAAAGCGATATAAATATTATTAAAATTTTACTTGAGAAACAATACGAGTCGTTTGGAAGCAGTATAAGTCAGGGTGGTGTACAGTCACAGATCTTTGTAGACGGTAAATCTGTAAAGGAGCATGATGTGTTGACAGTATGGAACTCTTGTAAGAACATAGAGGGCAATGTAAAATTGAGAGAATTTGAGAAAGCATTGATAACAAGTGGCATGACCAAGGAAAAGGCAGAGGCAACCATATCAAAGTGGGAGAACAATAATGCCATAAAACTCAACGGTGACGGCACATATACAAGGATATAGCAAGATTAATATTGAAGTGTGTTTCTTAAATTAGTGTGATGGTTGTTGAAGACGACTCTATCGAGTCAGATAATACACTGGAAGAAACTCAGACTCCCACGGAAACAACGGAGATAGAAACTGTTGATCTAGAACTCGGGGTAGATCAGCTTAAAGGTGTAGGTTCTGTCACTCAGAAGAAACTAGAGACCTTCGGTGTAACCTCACTCATAGACCTTTGTATTAGAGGTGCTCAGGAAATCAAGGAAATTACTGGTGTTGCTAAGCCAACCTGTGACTCTTGGGTATTTCAATCACAAAAACTCTTAGAAGAAAACGGTCTTATTAGGAGAAGTGACATGAGTACAAATGAACTGTGGGCATATCAAAAAGCATATCCTGTCATTTCAACAAAGTGTGATGAAGTTGACAACCTTATTAGCGGTGGCGTAAGACCAGAGGCAACTTATGAGGTATATGGAGAATTTGGAGCAGGTAAAACACAATTCTGTAACTCTCTTACAGTTGAGACAATCCATGATGGAAACAATGTCATTTGGATAGACTGTGAAGATACATTCAAACCAAATAGAATTGCTGAGATGTTAAAGGCAAGAGAATACGCAGAAGACGACGAAGGGGTAGGCAAATATCTTGATCAAATTACTTACCTATACTGCCCAAATACAGAACAACTAATGGGAACTATCAACGGTCTTAGTAAGATATTAGATGATAAGAAACCTAAACTAGTGATATTAGACGGAGCAATAGGTCAGTTTAGGGAAGAATATCTAGGAAGAGGAACGTTGGCAGAAAGACAGATGCAGATAGCAAGACTGATGAGTCATATCAAGAACATTTCTTTTTACTTTAGATGTGCTGTAGTGTTTACTAATCAAGTTCAAAGTGATCCAGCCATGATGTTTGGTGATCCTATAAAACCAATAGGTG